CCCGCAAGGCGGAGTGGTATCTGAATCGACTCATTGCCAAGATGGAGTCATGCTCGAACATCTCCGCCTGAACTGGCTTGAGCGGCAAGCGCTGCAGATCCTCTGCCGCAGCGAGCGCATCGGCCTGCTGGTGATCAAGCGACATAGCTCCCGGATGGTCTTCATCGTCCGGGATCAGACTGATCCCATTGACATTACGCAAGCCGATGAACCGCTGACGATGCAGCTCGAGCGGTTGTATCACCAGCCGAGCTACGGAGAGGATGAATGATCAGGTTGCACGCCGGCCGATTATTGCTGGTGTGCGACCGCACTGATCGAAGCTGGCACGCGCGCGTGATGCTCGGTCCGAAGGCTGAGCACCAGGTCGAGGTGGATACCGGCACCGTCCACCTGCCGGATGCGCTGCTGCGTGCTGAGGCTGTCTTCCAAGCGGCGGTGGCCAGCATCAGGCCGGAGACCGCCAGCGTGATGTGCTGGGACTGCATCCAATGGGAGATGAGCACGCAGCGCTGCGATCTGCTGCTGCCTGAGAGCAAGCGAAGTGGTGGGCGCTACGCAGCGAGCTGTGACTTCTTCCTGCGGGCATTACCGGCGGCAGACTGATAGAGGCCGCCAGGTCGCCGTGTCCAAGCGTGAGTTCAACACGCCAATCCGTGAGCCGTGGAATGTGCTTATCCATCAATCACTGCAAGCAATCGACCGGCATAACCGCCTGTGGTTTGCATCGGGGGATGGATGGCATCTCCAGCAGGCGCAGGTGCTGCGTGACTATGTGGCGGACCTTAAAACCTGGATCCATCGTGAGGAGGCACGGCAATGTTCGGACCTGAAGTGATCAGCCGAGATGACCGCGAGGGCGGTTATATCGAGACGCTGCTGCCTGCGGAGAAGGGCGAGGTGTATTACCGGAGCTGCGTCGGCGGCGTGTGCCGGTATAGCTCGGACTTCTTCCAGGCGGAGATCTACCTCAATCAGATGCTGCGGCCATGAAGGTGCCGCCGGTGGTCGTGTTCGGGATGACTTGGCTAGGCGGCATGTTGCTCGCCACTATTTGGTTGACGATGTTCTGAGTGGCTGGTGATCCACTGCACGATCGCCCATTCACCGAGCGCCGACCAGAACGGTTGAACGCGATACCAGTCGACCCATGGCTTGTTGCCTTTCTGGCTATTGCACATGAGGCAGCAGGAGACCAGGTTCTCGCGGACCGTCAGGCCGCCGTGGACCTTAGGGATGACGTGATCGAGGGTGGGGCTACGGCCGAGGGGATCGTTGCAGTAGGCGCATCTATATCCCCAGCGGAGGTGGATCTGATCACGGGCGGAGCGCCGAGTGACCAGGCGAGTTTCATCGATGTGGTGCTGATCCACTGAGATCGACCGGCAGGGGTACGGCGTAGACCTCGAGGTCGAGAATGTCCTCGTCGCTTGGCAGGAACTCAGCGATCTGGGAGTAAATGTCAGCCGGCAGCTCGTCGGGATCGGTTTCGGAGCGCACCAGCACCTTGGCGGTGATCTCCACGATGAACGCCCGCATGGGCAGTAGCCCCGGCTGGTTAAACGGTAGCGAGCGCGACCGTACATGCCGGCTAGGCTCCGTGCCATGACTTACATCCTCCGCATCGGTCCGTGGCACATCGGACCGTTCGCCACCCACATCGCTGCCACTACCTTCGCGGAGCAGCATGGCTGCGACGATTACACGATGATCCCGCTGGATGATCCTGCCGAAGCGCCCGGCAACATCCACCGGCTGCGCATGGCACCGCTGCAGCATCCAATGAAAAAGCCTCAGCCGTCCCGCTGAGGCTCAGAGGATCTCCCGTCGAACGCTAGCGGTTATTGGCGTAGCGTCCATGCTTGTAGGCAGGATGGTCTGGTCCCGACCGGGTTCGACTGCGCTGAACCATTTGGCGCACATTTTCAGCGTGATCACCCCAGGCAAGGTTTGCAACCACATTGTTTGTGGCATCGTCATCTAGGTGCAAAACAAATGGCGCACCATCTGGATTGGGGATAAAAGCTTCAGCAACTAATCGCGCTACGTTCATCGTGTGCTCTTTGTTTTGCTTCCACAGGGCAACCTGCATCCGTTTGTAGGCGCCTGCTGCTGGGCGGTTTGTTTTCTGAAACAGCAAACGCCCTCGCATAATGCGCGTTTTTAATTTGGGATGGCCATGAAGCTCTACAACACGATCAAGACTTCGGACGCGTCCTAAGTCGGAAACTTCGTAAAGACCCTCAAAGCCACGAACAGGCGCCCAGCGTTCGGCACCGTAGGATTCAGTCATCACTGGTAAGGCAGTGGTCGGGAGCTGGGCGTTGACGCGCCGCAGCTCCACAATTTTATCGGCAATTCAGCCGAGACTTGGATGAACGCTCAAATGCGCGTTGTAGCGGCCTGTAGCGGCATAGGTGCGATCAGGCAGTCCAGCCATGGTGTGAAAGATCATCTGACCGATCTTCATGTCGGGATAGAGGGAGATGGGGTGCATCCGTCGAGCATTGCTCAGCTCCAGCGTGAGCCGTGAGCCGTACCAGCCACAATCGGCGAATCCGGCGTGGCTGTGCTCGTAACCCTCTCGCGCACGACTGGATTTCAGGTAGAACAAGCCGCACACATGATCTGGCATCGAAAAAATTTGGCGAGTTTCGGCCAGGCAAAACTCCCCCGGTTGCAGCCAGTAGGGGTTTTCAGCGGTGTGGCCGTTAATGCCGACAATCTGCAGCTCAGGGCGATCCGGCACCTCGATCATGATGCGATCCCCCAAAGTCAGATCAAGGCTGGCTGGATTTAGCAGCTCGTGATCAAACGGCACCACCATGGCGTGCTGCTCGCACAACCGGCGAATTTCATGATCGGGCAAAATCATCAGGTGTAGTCCCAGCGGCGGCGTTTGCCATCAGCGCGGCGGCCGAGATGGATGAAGGCCGGTGCAGCGTAGCCGAGGCTGAACGGCCAGTTTTCATCGCACCACTTCTCGACAGCTTTCATGTCGGCGCCATCGATCACGAAGTCGACCGCACCAACGCCAGGTGCTGAGTAGAGGTGCTCGCTATCGGTGGCGCCACCCACTGAGGCGTTGATCGCTGCCGGCCTGAAGCCGCTGGTGATGATGATGCTCTTGCCGCCGAAGCGTTGCCGCACCCGCTCGAGGAACGCCGCCAGCTCTGCTGCAGTGTTCACCTGATATTGATGGACGAACCGCCGCGCCTCCTGATCGAGCGCGAACTCACCCAGGCGGATGTGCGGTGTGATCCGTGCGCTGAATGATGAGTCGGGCGTCAGCCTGGCGGGTTCCTGCTGCATCTTCGGCCGATGGTCGCCCCACAACTCCCCTTCTGCTCTACGGCGCCGCAGCAGGCCAGCCTCCACGTTGGTGCCAGGATTGCGGTATAGCTCCATAGCGGCAGGCACCTTGTGCCATGCCTGCTCGCGCAGCACCTTGGTGATCGTCTCGAATCCGGGCGAATCGAAAAAGCCAGCGCCCAGGTTGTAGGCAAAGCTTACCAGCGCCGAACGCTGGTTGTCGTCCATCACCTTCCAGTGCGGGATGGAGCTGGCCAGCTTGTCGGCGATGCGATCCACCTCAAGGCGGAGCATCATGTCGGCCTCGATCACGTTGATCTTGTCTCCACGCTTCACCGGCACGCCACCGCTATAGCGGGTGGTGCCGTAGCCGATCGTCCATGGATCGCCACCGCTGAGCGGATCGGGGTAAGCAGAGAGATGCACGCCCTCGAACTGCTTGATCAGGTTGATCGCAGCCGATAGGTCGATCTGCTTGCCGTCCTGCGACCAAGCCTCGAACCATGGCCGATCACGCCGCATCGCCTGCTTGTAGCCATTAGCGGCGAGATCCTGCTCAAGCAGGCTGATCGCCGCGGCCTGATGGGGGAGTCCCTTGTAGTACCGAAACAGAGCCTGCAGTGTGATCGGTGCCGTGTTGGCCATGCTCAGCGGCGCTTAGGGAACATGATGCGCAGCGCTTGAAGGAGGAGTTGGACCCAGCTATTCGACTTCAGCGGGGAAACGGCGATGATCTCGGAGCCAGCGGCCACGATGATCGCGATGATCGCAATGGTTTCAGGGGACATAGCAGTAGTGCCTGAATCCCCAAGTTACTGCTGAAGCTCCAGTGCGCGCACGCGCTTATCTAAGTCGGCCAGTTCGGTGCGTGCGTCGATCTTTAGTTCTTCGATCGATTTGGCCATCTGCACCACCGTGGCCTCGATCCGTGCTGACTGGATCTGCATCGAGATCAGCAGGCCGCCGATCGCGACCATGCCAGTAGCCAAGACGGTGGGCAGCGAGGCGGAGAAGACGCCACCGACGCTCTGTGGTTCTTCAGCCATCGCTGTGGCTTCCATCCCATCCATCGTAGCGATCGAATGGGTCCGGCCTCCCCTGCAGGATGACCAGCGCACGGCGGTAGTAGTGGTTATCCGTCTTCCCGACACGCTCGAGGTGGTCGCGAATCTTGCGCCAGTTCTCGAGAGTGTCACGATCCATTAGCGGCCTTGCCCCCTCAGTGGCTTGCGGCCGCGGCGCCGGGGTCGACTGTGTTGGCCGTACCCCTGGCACGTGGTCTTCGGTGGACCGGGCTGATGCTCGATGCGAGCGGTGCCGGTTTTACTACGAACGGTCATTACTCAGCGGCCTCCTCTTCCGGCTCGGGCTCGCTGAACTCCAGGGTGTCCACGAGTTTGGTCAGCACATCTGCTGCCATTTGCATCAGGGGCACATCACCCGTGGTGCGTGCGCTGGCAAAGCTGTTGATTGCAGCGATCAGTTCAGCTTTGGTGCAGGGCATGGGCACAGTTTTCGATGGGTGGGTAGAGGGTAGGACTAATCAAGCCCGAGCGCAGCCTTGATCTCCTCAGGGCTTTGCGCCGCATCAATGTCGCTTTGGATGGCCGCGTATTTGTCCCGGATCTCTTGGCGCTTGGTCTCCGCCTCAGCGGCATCCTTGCCGGGAATTTGCTTCATGATCACCTCGTCGTAGGGTTTGAACTCCTCAGCCCGCATGGCGCGGCGCTTGTCGTGGCCAACAGCTTTGGCTTTGTCCAGGTTGATGGTGATCATTGGGCTGCCTCCTTGGCGGCGAAGTAAGCGTCGGCACCGATGCCGTAGCCATCAGGGTTGCTGAAGTCAGCTTCCCAGACGCCACGGAATGTGCGGTCCTCGGGGATGTCAGTCACATCAGCAAGCAGGTAAGGAACACCTGCTGGCACGTCCTTTTGGGCGACGTCCTCAATGGGCAGCTCGCCGGTGGGGATGATGACGGCAACGCCGCCGTCAGGGGTAGGGTAGATGATTCGGTTCATGGCGAATTAGCGGAAGATGGCAACGTTAATGTGGGTTTGGTCGTATAAATCAGCGCTAGCTGGGTATCCAATCTGAAAACGCATACTCCCCGTAGCGTAGAGACAACTATTTGTTCCGCGCTTCCATGCTCCATAGGAAAAGCCATTTGTTTGCGATGGTCCACCAGTGCCTGTTCCGTCGTCGTTTGCGCTTAAATTAAAAGCATAATTCGCATCCGCCAACGCCGACGTGAAGTTAACCGTATAGTCGCCCACTCCGTTATCCGTAATGCTGCTCACGTTGCCGTTACCACGGATGGACACGGTGCCAGTGCCGTTAAAGTTCACCCAGGCGCGGCAGGCGAAGGCGGGGTAAAGAGTAGATCCACCTGGAACAACGGTAGAGATTGCGCCATTGTTGGCGATACGCATCCGCTCCGTTGGACTACTCGATCCGTCAGCGGTAGTAGAAAATATTAGGCGAGTTGGGAGGTCATTCGCTCCACTGGTGGCATCAACTGCTGCTTCTATGCGCGCTCCTTCAACAAAATCGGTTCCGTCTGATCCCTGAAAACTCACTATGCCAAGACTGTCGTTGTTGGCAACAGCCGTGTTGCCGCCAACACTGCCGCTCATTTGATGCGCAAGAATCAAAATTGCCATTGAAGTGGCAGCGTTTTCGGAAGAAACAATGCTTAGTGTTCTTCCTTGAAAAGATGTGCCTTCAAATTGAATGCCAGAAGGAAGTGCACTATTGAAGAAATTGCTACGCGCAGTAGACGTGCCAATTAGCAAACGCCCCGAACTATCGCATCTGAATCGCTCAATGCCTTCGGTCGTCACCTTGAAGTGACCATCGGAACCGGTATCAACAACCTCAGCCTCGGTGTTGCCTTCCGTGATCTTGTCGGTGGTGGCAGCGGGCGAAGTCCAGCTCAGCGTGCCAGAGCCGTTAGTCGTCAGCGCCTGACCATTAGTGCCATCCGCGCTCGGCAGCGTCCAGGTGACATTGCTGGAAACGGTGGCAGGAGACTGGAACGCAACCCAGTTGCTGCTGTCAGAGTCAGCAAAACGCAGATCGCCCTGTGCGTTCAGGGTGATGTTGCCATTGAAGGTCTTGCTGCCAAACTCGCCATCCAGCTCAAGCAGTTCCACCCATGCCGAGTTCGCGGCATTGCGGATCTTGAGCAGGCCGGTGGTGGTATCTGCCCAGAGTTGGAAAGCGTAGGTGGTTGCCGGCTCGGTCGCGCCGCTGTTATTCGTGGCGATCGCACCGAGGGCGCCGTTGATGTCGGATCTAACTGCCGCACCAGTGCCGTTGGCTATGACGTAATCGTGCTGAGCCACGAATCAAGTGCCCACTAATAGACCGAGTTTAGCCTTGCCGTCCATATCCGGTTGCACTCCATGTGAAGTTGCGGGTGACGGCACTCCCGGAGTTGAAGAAGCTGATCGTGAAGCCGGTGCCGGTTACGCCCGTGATCTGGAAGTAGTCGCCAGCCTGCATATTTTGCGCCGTGATGCCAACGCTGGGCAGGTAAGCGTTGACGCCGCCAATGCTGGCCGTGCCAGTGAAGAACGGGTGAGTGAAGGTCACGCCGGTGTTGGTGGTGCCAGAGATGGCGGCGACGCTTTGCTCGGTGCGGCGTTGGACGCTTGCCAGATAGCCCAGTTCATCCACGAGGATGTTTTCGGCAATGTCGCTGCTGGTCAGCGTGGTGCGGAACTGGAAGCCACGGCCACGGAAGGTGCCATTCACAAACGGCTGCCATGCACCCCAGGTCGGGGTGCCGCCAGGGTTGTCGGTGGTGCTGCGGAGTTCCAACACAGCGTTCACCGAATCGATCACGCCACCATCCCAGTCACTCCAAGTGTCCACCTCACCTAGACGGCTGTCGATCAGATCGCTAGGGAAGTAGCCGCGGGTGACGAAGTAGCGGCTGAAGTCGATGGAGAAGGTGTTGCCGAAGTCAACAGTGGTGGCGAAGTTGTAGGTGCCGGACGATTGAACGTCGCCCATCACGTCAAAAGTCACCAACGCATCAACATCCAGCACATCGTCCAGCAGTTCAGAACCATCCAGCGTCAGGGCATCGAACTCATCGCTGTAGAAGACGTTGGTGCGCGTGCCTTGGAAGGGCGGCGCGTCTTGGTCTTCGCGACGGTTGATCAGCGTGAGCGGTGCCAGCGTGTCGGGCAGGTCGATGATGATGCTGGTCTCGTTAGCGCTCTGCCGGCCGCCATCATCCTCGAACTTAACCAGCACTTCGCCTTCCACCAGCGGGATGATGGCCTCGGTGGCGCTACCGGATTTGGCTTCCACCAAGTCAACGCTGTTGCTCCAGCTCGCGCTGCCATCCGTCAGGTTGCTGTGGCGGATGTGGACACTACCTCCAACTTTTACGTCGATATCAACGGTTTGATCCCACCGCAGGCGGCCGGAGTTGGCATTGATGGCCTCGAAGCTGAGGTTCTGAACGTTGCCGGGGACAGCGGTTTTGCCGATCGCTGCAAAGTTCAGTGATGCAGGCGATGTGCTTGGTGTGCGCGCACCGTTGAGCGTATAGACCCGGATCTCATAGGTCTGTGCAGTGGTGTCGAGGATCTCGTAATCAGTCTGCGGAACGTTGACCGTTGTCCAGTTTCCGTTCAGTGGGCGCCATTGCACCTGATACTCAGATGCTCCGACCACAGCACCCCAGCTCACAATCAGCTTGACCCGTGCTTGGCCGTTGCTTTCGTAAATGGTTTCCGATGCGGAGAGGTTGCTCGGCGCTGGCTTCGGTTCGTTGAGCTGCGTGATGTCGCGCGTCTGCAGCTTGAAGCCGCGCTCGACGTAGTTGTATTTGCTGGCGTTGTATGCAATCGCGGTGACTTCGTACTGAACGCGATCGATCTCGCTGATCGTCAGCACGCGCCAAGTGCTGGTCTCGACGTTGCTATTGCTCAGCACCCAAATGCTGTTTGCGTTCGGTGCAGTGCTGAACGCCGAGGCGACGGTGATGTTCGCGCCAGCGATGCTGTTGATCGCCTTGGTCTCGACGGTGCCATCAGGCAAGATCACCGATAGGGTCGCGCTGCCGGTGGTGACCAGATCGGTCTCGGCTGTGTCGTCGACCGTAATCACGGTGGTGGTGGCTGCTGCAATCCGACCACCGCGACGCACACCAGCCTTCACCGGATCGGCGATCTCGATCACCTGGCCTGGTCGCACCAGCACACCGGCATCGACGGAGGTCTTGAAGGAGACGACCTCGGTTTCGTACTGCTCGGTATAGAGCAACCACTCGCCAAGGCGGGCAGCCTGACCGCGGCTGGTACAGGCGAAGGCTTTGATGTTGGTAGTGATCACGCCATACTTCGCGATTGCCTCCTGGTCCTCCACTACCTCGTAGGCAATGTCTTGCGTCTCGAGATCGAGGTAGCTGACGATCGCGACCGTGTGCCTGGTCTTCAGATCCGAGCCGGTATAGGTGAAGCCATCAGCACTGACATTGGCCAGCGTGAATAGGTAGCTGGCATCGGTCGGCTTGTCTTGGCTGATGGTCAGCGCGCCAGTGCTCCAGTACGGCATCACCCGCATCACGGAGCACAGATCGTTAATCAGCTTGTAAGCCTCCTCTTGGTTCTGGATCAGGGCATTGCAGGAGAAGCGCGGCTCGGTGCCTCCAAAGCCGTCGTCGACGCTGGTGGATGCGTACTGGCTGGCGGAATAGAAAGCAAACTTGTCGAGCTGGCTGGCGGTGATGTGATCACCCAGTCCCCAGCGGGTATTGGTGAGCAATGCGTAGAGGATCCAAGCTGGATCTGAAGTCCAGACCGCAGCGCCGAAGGTGCCATCCCATGCGCCGGCGTAACTGATGGCGCCGGTGGTCTGGTTCACGGTCCCGTTGCTCGGGATCCGCACCTTCATCCCACGGATGCGATAGGTGCGGCTGGGGATGCTGCTGAACTGCTCAGCATCCAAGCGCATCGCGACTAAAGCGCTGTTGGGATAGCGCAGCTTCTGCTCAGTGATCTCGGTGTAGCTCGACCAGTAGAAGTCGTTGATTAAATTAGTATCTACACTATCGGCTGTAATACGCACCACGCGCACATCAACCGGGAAGGCTCCGGTGAGGCTCACCTTGTAGTCCTTCTGATATTGATCAGCGGTGCGGCCTGCGATCGTGTCGTTTATCACGGTGGTGTAGCCACCGCCGTTGTATTGAACGCGGATCTGTAAATTTAGGTTTGTTCCCTTTACGTCTCCATCATTCGTGTATTGCTCAAGCCGCGGCACCGTGATGGTGACTCGAACAGCGTCGACGGTGGTGTCGGTGATCGTGCGCGTGATTGGCGTGGCCTGCTCAACCTTTACCTGAACGCTGGTTTCCCGTTCAATATCGGAGAAGCCGGAAATGTATGTCTGCGCCTGCGTGCCGTAGCGAGCTTGCAGGGTGACGTTCTGGAAGTTGTAGTCGGCCGACTGTGGGTTAGTCGCATCAGCGCCCTGCCGCAGGATCTGCGTGCCGTTCAGGAATACATCCTTAAGCAATGCCCGGTTGTAGTCAGCGCTATCGCGCGCGTAGGCCGCGGCCGACGGGAAGCCTTCGATCTCGCCTTCACTCAGCAGATCGACGAACGTCGCATATTGCTTCGAGGCCAGCGTGTCTGGATCGCGAACTGGCGTCCTAGTTGGCGCGACAACGGTCTGCTGGACGACGGTTGTACCGCCGCCGCCGCCGCCACCACCACCTGCACCACGGATCAGTTCGCTCATGCTTCTATTTGTACGGTGTCGATGCCGGCCGAGATCACCACAGAGCCGCAGATCACTTCACCGAACGCTAGGGGCAGCGGCACACCTGCCCGGCTGGTGTTCTGAATCCCGCTGAAGCTGTAGGACTTCTGCGGATCCATCTCGGTGTTCGTGGTGCCCTGGGGTCCGCTGTAAGTGCCAGAGCTGGCAAGCGTTGGCGTTGGCGTCAGTGCCTGCGAGATGCCGCCCAAGATCAGCGCGCCGCCAAGCAGACCGATCTTGGTGACGGTGGCACCAGCAAGGCCAAGGCCAAGGCCGGGGATGAAGATCGCAGCAGCAACCAGCGCAACACCAGCAAGGATCTGCCCCACGCCGCCACCAGCACCGCCGATCACGGGCACGATCTTGATCGCATTGCTACCAGCCGGACCGTGCAGCTCCTCCATTCCTACGGCATGATCACCGACCATCACGCGGTAGTGGCGCGCCTCTTGGCACATGTGCCGCTCGACCTGTGGATAGTTGGCCAGCAAAAATCGGATCGCCTCTGCTGCACTATCAACGGCCGCCATGAACTTGCGCCGTCCGAGGAACTTGGCTAGCTGCCCATACACTCGGATCTCGCGCAGCATGGCAG